GGAGGCTTACCCACAAGAATTACTCACAAATGATGATAGTAGAAGGATACAGAATTATCTTTATTTTAGGATTGTTAGTTTAGAAGCTAAAGATTTTTTAGATTTAGCAAAGAAAATGTTATCAGGTAGTGACGAAGGTAAAAGGTTAGTACAAAAATTGGTAGACGAGATAGTCCAAGAGTTAAAAGAAGAAGACTACGAAGAGGCTGTTGGGATAGACACCAATGACGATGATATCTTAAGTATTGATGGGGAAGATAAACCAGAATCTGACACCATTAATATGGATGACCTATTAGGTGATGTTGAAAATGTGGTAGAGTTAGATTTAGATACGATACTAGAAAAAATATCAAAGTCAGGAATGGACTCGTTAACACCCGAAGAAAAGAAATTTCTTTATGGTTTAGGTAGTTAGTATACCCACCCATTTATTTTATATTTTATTTTACGATATTTATTAACATGACTAAAGATGAATTAATATCAGAATATGCAAAATGTTATCAGGATAGTCCTTACGCTATAGAGACTTACTTAGAGACTTACGACAATACCCAAAGTAGTTACGTACCGTTTAAATTATTCCCAGAACAAAAAATGATGTTAAAAAATTTTGAGGATTACAACGAAAACATAACTAAAAAGTATAGACAAGCGGGGGTATCCACAGCTACAGCAGCTTGGGTTTCAAAACAACTACAATTTGCTTCTAACACTAAACCGGAAAAGGTACTAATACTAGCTAATAAATTAGATACAGCCCAGGAGTTAGCCAATAAAATTAGAGGGTTCATAAATCAATGGCCTGATTGGATTAACGTGGGGTTCTCAAAAGAAAAAGACTCACAAAGACACTATAAATTAAATAATGGTTGTGAGGTTAAAGCTGTAGCAACTTCCGTGGATGCTCTAAGGGGGTACACACCAACAGTATTGATATTCGACGAGGCAGCATATATAGAAGCTGGGGATGATTTATGGGCTGCATGTATGGCATCTCTATCTACTGGGGGTCAAGTAATAGTCATATCAACACCAAACGGATACGATAAAATTTATTACGAAATTTATGACCAAGCAATACTAGGTCTAAATGATTTTAAAATTTCTGAATTACATTGGGAAAACGACCCTAGATTTACAAAAGACTTAGTTTGGGTTAAAACTAAGGATATTATTCATTATGTATTAAATAGAGAGGATTATGACGATAGTTTAAATATTCCAGAAACAGACCAAGATAAATTTGTAGATTTAAAAAGAAGGGGGTATAAACCATATTCTTCTTGGTTTGAATCCATGTCTAAAAAATTAAAATTTGATAGAAGGAAAATATCACAGGAGTTAGAAAGTGCTTTTTTAGGTTCTGGTGATAATGTAATCCCTATTGACACTATTGAACGAATAAAAGAAACTATGGTTGAAGAACCTAAAGAAAAGTACGCTAGTGGACAACTTTGGGTTTGGGAAGAAGCTCAATTAGACCACAAATATATTATGGGTGTTGATGTATCTAGGGGTGATTCAGAAGATTTTACAACTATATGTGTTATTGATTTTGACGAGAGAAAACAAGTTATGGAGTATATGGGTAAAATACCACCAGATTTAGCCGCAGATTTAGCTTTTAAATGGGGTAATTTATATAAAGCATATATTGTAATTGATATAACTGGTGGTATGGGGGTAGCTACAGCAAGAAAATTACAAGAATTAGGTTATAAGGATTTATATGTTGAAGGGGCTAATACGGCTGATAAATGGAAATACAACCCTAAATTACTAGAAAAAATACCAGGGTTAACTTTTAATAATAAAAGGTCACAAATTGTTTCTGCTTTTGAAGAGGCTTTAAGACATGGGTTTGTTATAAAGTCTCATAGGTTATTAAACGAACTTTACACTTTTGTTTTCGTAAATGGGAAACCAAACCATATGAAAGGAAAACACGACGATTTAATCATGGCGATGGCGATGGCTCTTTATGTTGGTGAGAGTTCATTTTCACAATTACAGAAATCAGATGAGATGACAAAAGCTATGTTGAATAGTTGGGTGGACGTTAGTCAAGATAGAAAAGAAACTTTAGTTGATTTACAACCCATACGAGACTCACACACATTAAACCCTAGTGTTAGGCCTAACGTAACTAACGAACAAATGTATAAAGAGTATAGTTGGTTATTTGGTGGACTTAAAAGGTAAAGATAGGGTACTTGAGTATTTATAATAAAATTATTATCATTAAACTATGGCAGAAAATTTAACAATATTCCAAAAACTAGGTAAGATGTTTGGTCCGGACGGTCCAAGACAAGAACCACCAGCATATACCCAATATAAATTTAATAAGAAGGACTTATTAAAAACAACATCAAAAGCACAATTTGAGAAAGAGAAGTTAACGGCTCAACAAACGGTGTATCTCGCGAATCAGTGGCAAAAAATAGATAATGAGATTTATACTCAGTCAGTCTATTACGAACCAACAAGACTAGCATCTTATTATGACTATGAATCTATGGAGTTTACTCCTGAAATTTCAGCAGCGTTAGACATTTACGGTGAAGAGTCCACAACACCATCTGAAGACGGTCACATGCTAACCATATATTCAGAATCATCAAGAATAAAATCGATACTCGCGGATTTATTTAACAATATATTAGATGTAAACACTAATTTACCTATGTGGATTAGGAATACAACAAAATATGGTGATAATTTTGTTTATTTAAAGATTGACCCAGAAAAAGGCGTTATAGGTTGTAGACAATTACCTAACGTTGAAATTGAAAGAGTTGAAGCTGGGTCTTTCCCATCAGCACAGGGGTTGGAGTCACCTGACACTGAAAAAGAAAGAAAAGTGAGGTTTATTTGGAAAGAAAAAGCTTTAGAACTTAATTCTTGGGAGGTTGCACATTTTAGATTATTAGGTGACGATAGAAGATTACCATATGGTACGTCTATGTTGGAAAAAGCAAGAAGAGTGTGGAAACAACTATTATTAGCGGAAGATGCTATGTTAGTTTATAGGACCGCTAGAGCTCCGGAAAGAAGAATATTTAAAGTTTTTGTTGGGAATATGGATGACAAAGATGTTGAAGCATACGTACAAAGAGTAGCTAATAAATTTAAAAGGGACCCAGTAGTAGACCCACAAAACGGTCAGGTAGACCTTCGATACAATCAAATGGCGGTTGACCAGGACTTTTTTATACCCGTAAGGGACCAAGGGGCTCCCAGTCCGATAGAAACACTTCCAGGTGCAACTAACCTAAGTGAAATTGCTGATATAGAATACATACAAAAGAAATTACTAGCCTCATTAAGAATACCTAAAGCTTTTTTAGGTTTTGAAGAAGTTGTTGGTGAAGGTAAAAATTTAGCTTTATTAGATATTCGTTTTGCTAGGACAATTAATAGGATACAAAAATCTATAGTACAAGAATTAAATAAGATAGCAATAATTCATTTATATGTTTTGGGTTTTGATGAGGAATTAGATAATTTCGCTTTAGGGTTAACCAACCCATCTACACAATCAGAATTACTTAAATTAGAGGCTTGGCAAAGTAAGATAACATTATATAAAGACGCTGTTAGTGACCCGGGTAGTGGTATATCACCAGTTTCAGCAACTTGGGCTAAAAAACATGTGTTAGGTATGAGTGATGAAGAAATTAAATTAGACCTACAACAACAAAGATTTGAAAAAGCTATATCCAAAGAGTTAGAGGATACAGCTAACATTATTAAGAAAACAGGTGTGTTTAGTCAGATAGATAAATTATATGGTGAAATAGAGGGTACTGAATCTGAAGAAGGTGATGAAGGTGAACTACCAGGTGGCGAGGAAAGTTCCCCACCACCACCAATGGGAGGGTCAGCACCATCCGGACCACCACCAATGGGTGGTTCAGAACCAACAGAGGAGGGGCGTAGTATGGAGAGAGATTTACCACTAATACTAGAGAATAAAGGAATCAGTTTACCAAACTTAGAACGAATGAGTAAAAAAACTAATGACGATATAGATGAGATTAATAAAGAGATAGATAATTTAGTTAAAGATTAGATATTTATTTAAAAAAGTATTTATGAAACCATTCAGCTATTATAAAAAAAATATAGATTCTATACTAGAACATTCCTATTCTAATAAAAAATTATTTAAAGAAAACTTTCACGTTATAATGGGTGCGTTAAAAATGTCAAAACCATTTAGAGAATTTTTTACGTTATATAACGAAATAGAACAAAAACAATTTAAAAGTAAGGACGAATTAAATGACTACATAAACGAGTCTATATTGTACCTAAAACCTAAAATTAATTCTATTAAAAATGTGTGTTGTGTATTGGAAAATGTTTTTAGTAAAAGAGTTAGTTTAATTAAAGAAACCGATAACAAAACATATAAAAGTTTAGATTATCTAATTTATAAAAAAGGTGTTAAAAACATAACAAATAAGTTAGAGGTTAAAAAGAACTTAATAGAAACCGTGTTGGGTAAAAAACCTAATAAAAAATTAGGTGCAAAACTATCACCTAAAACTTTGGCTTACACATTATCTGAAAATTATAATAAAGAATTTTCACAACTTTCTAAAGATGATAAAAAACTTTTATCGGAAATAATGTCAGTTAAAAAAGAAAAATTATCAGAAGAAATTAATAAAGTTAAAGTGGTTGTTTTAAGTAAAATAAATTCACTAGTGAAAGAAAGTAGTGAGGAAAGTTTGAAAGTTAAACTAACACAAACTAAAAATGTTGTACTAACAATGGAAAAAGATAAATTATCACTATTGAGACTAAAACAACTACAAACAGATTTGAATTAACAACCTAAAACACCTATACTTCAGTTAAAGAATATTAGGTATGAAAACAGGAAAAACAATCCCAATCAAAGTCCACCCAAAATTTAAAGCCCATATAGGGACGGTGGATTCTAAAAATTTAAAATCGATATATGTACAATTCTCTAGTTGGGCAAAACCAATTAAAGAATATAATTGTTGGAACTGTGTGGTTAAAAATTTTAGAAAATTACTAAAGACCAGAATGACTAATCTAATAGATGAGTCTAATTTTAGGACTAATATGATTGTAGATTTAGATTTAAGGAGTAGTGGTATATCGTTAGGTAAAAAATCATTTATGAAGTGTGAAATGACATTTTTCACAAAAAGCAAACTAAACTTAAAAAATAAAGAAACCGTAGCTTCAATAGAATATAAAACCAAAAAGCTAATCACAGAAGAGTTGAAAGACAACGAATTCTTTTCATTTTCCTCAACAAAAAAAGAAAACTACTAATAACAGTAGTTTTTTTGTTTGTAGTAATATATTTATCTATAGAAATAAAACT